CTGGGTGCTTGCTTGCGTCTGGTATATTGGAGCGGAGCGGAAGGCATATAAGCCCGCCGTCTCCGGGTTTCCACGGTTTTATTGTTATGTTCATGTTATGCCTCCCAGCTCCAGAGCCCCTGCTGGCCTTTTGCTTTTATGGGCTCCGGCAGTTCTTTGACGTTTCTCAGCTCCCATGCGTAACGGCCGAGAGAATAATCTCCGAGAGCCTTTTCGGTGTCTGGTAGAGTAGAGAGGTATTCTTCTGTTATGAGGTGGCACGCCACAAGCTCAGCCGTTGCAATTACTTCTCCGTAATTGAAATATGTCAGGAGCTCACCGTTTGCCATGCTTGCTTTTTCCAGCTTCTCAACCATGAGTCCGAAGGCTTTCTCTGACAGAAGCGGTACGACTTGGCGTATTGGTTTGACTGCTGCATGGATCGCAATCGGTCCTCTGTATTTTGTGGCCCAGCTTCTTGTCTCGTTATGTTTTACGCCGGCGGCTATAAATTCGGCCCACGGCTGCCATATTGTTATTGCTTTCATTTAGGCTCCTTTCTAAAAGCAAAATGTTAGTTGTCCTGTTTCGTCTGCTTGCGTATGCATTGGAATAACAAAGCCTTCCCAGTGCTCATAGGCGTGCCCGGTCAGACACTCAGCCGCTAAAATCAGCACATTTATGTCGCTGGCGTTTTTCATCCATGCGTATTCTTTCACGTGCCGTTTTATTTGTTCCAGCAGTGGGAGCAGGCCGTCGGCTTCGGCTGCTTTTTCAACGAGCCGAGCCCAGTCCTTGATCTCATATACTCCGCTGGGCGTTTTGTACGTTTCCCTGCCTTCTGTGATTTTTCTCCCGTTCTTATCCTTTCCGACCACCGTTGCCGTGAACATTCTCGAAGATAGTCTGGTGTAGTTCTCTATCATCTAGGCTCCTTTCTGGATAGCCGAGGCGCTCCAGTTCTTCGCGAAGGCCTCCGTGCTCTGATAAGGGCAAAAGAGGTGGCCATCTTTGGTTTTCACCTCGAAGCGTCCACGGCTGCGGACATATCTCACGATCAGTTCGTAACGCTGGCCGGTGACAAATCCCATTGATCCGGTTGTCCCGGTGAATGTCGCAATAATCTGGAGCGATCCGGTTTTACTTTTTGGGTTTTTCAAATCATTAAGCGCGCGTGTCAGCATTGTGCGTTCCTCCCTTTGTCTTTTTCAAAAATTCCAGCGTACCCAGATGATTGAGGCCGATCTCATAGTCTTGGATCTCGCTGCGTTTCAAGTGCTTGTGGCCGTATATGTCCTTCATATCTCGCCAGACGCTCCACGGTATGCGGTAGAACTGCTCAAACTTAAAGCTCACGAGCACGAAGCAGCTCGCGCCCATTTTCTCGTAGTTCTCCAGCAGTTCAGCCTGCCGATCGCTCACGGCAGAGGCTTCGATCTTGTCGGCGTCTGTATGTTTGGCCTCGAAGGCAATGCACCGGCCGCCGTTGAGTATTCCCTTGTAGTCGTTCTGGGCTTTCTTGGTGAAAACCGCGACATATTGGCCGCGTCTGCGATCTCCGTATGGTTTCAGAGGTCGCATAGGCTCCGGCGTTTTCTCAATGTCCGCAATATTCTGGGAGCGGTAGTAGTTGCACGCTGCGGAGATCATATTCTCGAAGCGTTCCCCGGCGTATTTAGCACGGCGGCCCTGCTGCCGGCGCTCATACTCGATATTTCTCTCGGCTTCGCATGGTGTAGGATCCGTGTAGCCCTCTGAATTTCGTCCGTTGCTCATATCACGCACCCCCTCTCAACATTGAGCTGCCATTTCTCAGGCTGCTCGCAATCATTTCGCCGAGTTCTGAGGTCTCCGTCGGATCTATGTTGATATGAACCGCAGTAACCTCTCTGAGACTCTTGCCGGCCTCCGCGAGTAGTGGAGCGGCAGCAGGCTGATCGGCGTATGCAGCAGCGGCAGAGGCGGCGAGTTTTCTCAGAGGTCTGCGCTGTGTTACTGCTGCATGATTGTAGATTTCCAGCACGTTCTCGATAAATTCCGGCGGGCCGAAAACTTGGATCTCAATGTCGAGCACTCCGGCGAGCTGGATTTCGTCATACATTCCAGCAGATACCTCGCAGCCGTAAACTCTGATAAGTTGGCAATATCTGAGGAGCTGGAGCCCGCAACGCAGGCCGAGCTTTCTTTCCTTTGGGTTGGAGTCGTCCACAAACTGCGTAAAATACACGTGAGGGGCGAGCGGCAGCAGGCCGTCATTCATTGCCTCGCGGCAGTATTCCTGCGCCTTGATGATGTTTTTCTCATAGTCACCGCGACACGGTGAGCAAATATAGGTTAATTTCATTCGGTGTCCTCCTAACATGGACCGCCGTCGCTGCCTTTGAACGCTCCCGCAGGAAAGTCCCAGAGCTCTGACGGGGTGGTAATTTCGTCTACTGTAAATTTTCCGCTTATAATCTGCCGGATCGCCTCGACTGCTGCATGGCAGACACAACTCTCAGCGTCTCCGACGTATTCCTCTAAGTCCTTTTTATTGTCGAGAGTGAAGCCCAGACGCTCCTCGTCGTTTTTCACCGCCTCAAATTCTTCGGGGAATAACTCACGGATCCCGGCCCAGTGCCTCGGTAGTGAAAAAATGCACATCATACACGAGCACCGGTTCCAGCCGGCAGAGTAGCAAGGGTGGGGCGTCGTTCGGTTCCTCTTTATCACTTCCCAGACGTCCCGCTCTGAATAATCAATAACAGCCCTCCACTGGTGTACGAGTCTATGAGCCTTTGCGGTGGCGTTTGACCGGTGGATCTCCATTTCGTTGTACTTCGAGCGCCCGGAGCTTTCGCCTCGGCGTTCTCCAGATACGATCAGGATCTTTTTATCCTTGCTGATTGTTTCGAGGTTCCTGATCGTCGCGGCTGCTACGTCTATTTTCAAGTAACCACTGCACCAGCGGCGCATTAAGTCGCCAGCTTTTGCCGGGAACTTCATGCGGTAGCCGTATGACTTTAGCTCCTCAAATTCCTCCTCTGTAAAATCGTCGGCCAGTTGTTCGCGGAGCTCTTGACTTCTGATCTGCTGTTTTGACTGGCTGCAGGTTTTGACTTCTCCGTCCTGCATGTACCGGATCGGATAGCTTGCGCCGACTCTGTAAACTTCGCCCCAGAAGCCTTGATCCCTCCAGCTAACCCGGAGTGTTACCTTTTCGCGTTCTGCGAAGGCTTTTACATATTCCTGAGTACAAGGCCAGTCCATGCGGCGCTCATTGTTCTTTCCGTCAATGTCATGGTGCCATAGCTCGATCTTGTTTTTCGGGACGCCCAGCTCTAAAAGTTTGAAATATGCAGCCGTCGAGTCTTTGCCTCCAGAAAACAGAACGATTACAAGGTCGTATTCCTCCAGTGGCAGCAGTTCGGGTAAATAGATTTTTTTCTCGTAGTCTGTGGCGTGCTTTCCGTCGATGTTTGGTTTTATTCTTTTACCGGTGCCATAAGAACGATCCGAGAGTTTTCCCCATATTACGGGGGTGCCTCGACTGCACTCGGTATCTTTTATGTATTCCGGCATTTGATACCTCCTAAATGATTTTTATTGTCTGGTGACTGCTGCCGGGCTGCCATACGAACCACGAGTAGCTCGTGGCGTCCGTTCCGTGTCCGGTAAAGCTCGGGCGCTTATGTAGTGTGTAGAGTCCCGCGAGCTGGTGATCTTCCCGCTGCCAGAACTCAAAACGCTGGTCGCTTTCCATGAACGCGGTGCGGAGCAGGAAAATGAGCCTGCCGCCCGGTTTAAGTAGCCCGAGACATTTCTCAACAAATTCGATCGCCTGATTAAATGGCGGGTTGCCGATGATAAGATCGTACTTTTTCCCGAGGTCCATGCTCAGAAAGTCGTCAATAATCACATTGACGCCGAGATCCTGCAGGTGCTGCGCTTCCTCCGGTCTGATCTCCACCGCGTCGATCGAAAAATCGCCGTATTTTTGTAGTGTCTTGATTATGTTGCCGCTACCTGCTCCCGGTTCCAGCACCTCGTCCCCCCCCTCAGAGGGAAAACGTCGAGAAATGTCTCGATCGTCGAGATCGGTGTCGGGTAGAAGTCGTGCGGCTTTCTGGTGCTTCCTCTGTTTGTTGCACTCATTGTCTGCCTCCTTATCTGCTGCGCCAGCTCTGGCCCTCCATGACGAGCGCCTCGCACATTTCTCGCAGCCGGTCCACAGTAGCCCTCGCTGTCATGTCGTCCCCATTCTGAGGAGTGAGGCGTTTCTCCAGCTCGGTGTCTGTGTAGTTGCTTGTTACAATCGTTGGCTTGTAGCCTTCGTAGCGGGCGTTTATAATCGCGTAGATCTTCGAGACGCCCCAGTCTGTCGGTGGCTCTTTCCCCATATCGTCGATAATGAGGAGCGGGACCGTTTCGTAAACTCTCAGGATCTCACCCTCTGAGATTTCGCGCTTGTCGTATGTAGCCTTGATCCTTGCCAGCATGTCGATCATTGTCATGCAAATAACCGGCCGGCCTCTCTGGATCAGGTCGTTGGCGATAGCAGCAGCGAGGTGAGTCTTTCCGACGCCTATGTCGCCCAGTATAAAAAGCCCGTTTTTCTTCTGGCCCATATTGTCAAAATTCTGGGCGTATCGCATGGCTGTTTCTTTCGCTTTGGCCGTTCTCTCGTCTGGGGTGAGGTAGTTGCTGAAGGTTCGCTCTAAAAAGCGGCCCCTCATTCCTGAGTCACATCTGAGGCGTGACACCCTGCGTCTGATTTCGTCCTCGGCTTTCCGTTTTTCTTCCTGCTCCCGTTCGAGCTGTTCTTTTTCTCTGGCCTCGACTGCTCCCGGGCAGTTGCAAGGAATAGCGGTGGGGATCCAGAAGATCCGGTCGCCCATGTTGCTGAGTTCTTTGCCTCTGTGATACCGGAGCTTTCCGCAATATTCACACGGCACCGGCTCCGGTGGTGGTTCCGGCCAGTCTCTTTCCTCGTTGCTGTAAAACCAGCCGTCACTCGGCTGCTGTGAAGCCGGTGAGCTTGTAGCGGGATCCGCTTGGTGGTTCGTTGCCATTGTCCGGGCCTCCTTTGTCGTCATATTTGCCTTCCAGCACTTTGCACATGTTTGTCGGTTTCATTATCCAGTCGAAGTCAGCCCGCCAGTTGCGATCGTTTTCGCCTTTCATAAAGCTGCTTGCCTCGGTTTTTCTGAATAGTGTCTCGAATGTCTCAATGTTCGGGTAGGTCTTAAATCTTGCGGCCACCGCCTTGCGTCTGGCTCCGTCAATCTTCTGGATCTTCGAGAAGCTGACGCAGATCTCGTTGTATAACTGCATGATTTTCACATACGGAGTCGGATCTGATTTAGCAGGTGCCGCTGCTTCGTGCTCTGGAGGAGCACTTAAAGGATCCTTTATATCTCTAGTCTTATCTACTCTAGTCTTGTCTACTCTGCCAGCGGTTGCTTGTTGGTCGTCCGGCGGTCGTCCTTCGGTCTTTTTAGCAGCCGCTCGGCGGCGTCTGGAGCGTTCCTTTTCGGCTTCGCGCTGCTGGATCAGAGTGCCTGCATATTCCTCCCAGTCGTGGATCGTGAGAGTAGCCGGATCCTCGTCGCCCTGATCCAACAAGCCCGCAGAAATAAAGGCTTGCAGCAGTTCGTCGGCGTCTCCGTCCCATTGTGCTGCGCGGGCTATATTTCGCGCGCTTATCTCCGAGACGTTGCCGTCCGGGGCGTTATCGAGAGCCCAGAGCCAGAACGAAGTCAGGAGCCCGATCATGTAGGGTGGAGCTATTTCGAGAGCGTCGGCTGCGTCTAAAATTTTTCTATGCTGTCTAATTGATTGATAAATTTTCAACCATGCCACGGCGTTTCCTCCTTCCTTTTTTGGTCGTCCTTTTTCTTGGCGCGTCTTTCTGTTTTGGTCGTTTGTCGGTCGTCCGGTGGTCGTCCACCGGTTGACCGGTAGGACAAAAATCAATTAAAAGGGAGCCGATCGTCTGCGTCCTCCGGTATATTCATAAAACCGTCGCCGCTTGCATGACCGGTTGGAGGCTCCTGCTGGTTGCTGTTTTTGTTCTTACTTTCTGCAAACTCGGCCTCCTCAACAACAACCTCGGTAGTGTATACCTTGCGGCCCTCACGGTCGGTGTAGCTTCCCGTCTGGATCCTGCCGGTTATTGCGATCTTTGTGCCTTGTCTCAGGTATTTTTCAGCAAATTCGGCGTTATTTCTAAAGGCAACGCACTGGATAAAGTCGGCAGTTGCTTCGCCTCCGTCTTTTCTGCCTCTGCGGTCCACGGCGAGAGTGTAGCGGGCTATCGCCATAGGCTCATTGCCTTGCGTGTATCGTACTTCGGGATCTCTGGTGAGCCTCCCCATTAAAATGACTTTGTTCACTGTCTATTTCCTCCATTCCTCAGCTCTCTGGCTGTGTCGTCCATGCGCTTGCAAATGTCGTCATACTCTGCCCGAGTCATGTCGGCTGGTTTCTTGTTGTATAAATAATTGATCCTGCCGTCTGTCTGCTCTTTGGAGAGCCCGGCGTCCTGAGCTTTCCGGTACATTCTGTCGAGCTGGGCCGCTGTGAGCTTTTTCTCGGCTCCATTCTGGCCGCTCTGAGCGGTTTTATTGCCTTGTTGGCTCTGTTGGTTGCCTGCGGCATTTCTGACCGGCTGTGAGGCCGTTTGAGCGCTTGGCTTGCCCTTCATGTCTGGATCAGTCTCGCCCATGTCAATGCTGAATTTTTCAAAAAGATAATATTTTATAGCATAGGTCCACGCGCTGCCTTTAGCTTTGGCCGGATCGTCATTCCATGCGATCGCATGAGTCTGGGCCTCGTCGGTGTCGTCCTCGTTGTCAGCGTTGGTCCAGCGCATTGTCAGATCGGACTCATAAAGGAACATGAGGCCGCCGTGCTGCGTGTTCATGGTTTTAATCTGGGCGTTTTCCTCCTGAATAATGTCGAAGTTGACGCCGAGCTCATTCATCGTGGGAGTGATAGCCCTCCAGACGTCGTCAATCTTTGCAAACTTATAGGGAACCTCCTCGCTATGCTGGCCCTTTTCAATTCTCGGGATCTGGCGCCGCAGTTCGATGAATTTCTCCTGCAGGCTCATTACCTCGATCGGTTTGTCCCGCCGCGTCTGGAATGAGGCAACCGGGGAGCCCGCTGCGGTTTCTTTCTGTTCTTCTTGCATGTGGTTTCTCCTCCTTATGCCGCCGCACAAAGGCGGCGGG